GCCACCCCCTTCGAGATTCGCCCCCGGCCCAACACCCACGCCAACGCCGCGCGCGCCTGGAGCGAGCTGATAGCCGAGCTGCTGGACGAAATCTGTTTCAAGCAGGAATTGAGCTACGGGATTCAGGGGATGACGAACCAGGGAACCGTCATCTTCAAGGGTGGCTGGGAGACCATCACCGAGGTAGAGACCCACTACATCCGCAAGCAGGCTCCGCCCCAGGTCGATATGCCGTTTGGCAAGCCGATAACTGTCTTCACAGAGGCCAGCGATGAGTTTGAAGCTATCGACGTTGAAGTAACCCGCAACCGCCCCACCTTCGAAAAATGCGAACTTGGCACCGTCTTCGTTGACCCCAAGTGGAAGTCTCCGAATCAGCTTTGGAAGGCCAAATGGATCGTCCACGAGATGTATCTGGACTATGACGACCTGACCAAGCTCCGCGACAACCCGGACTATGACATTCCCTCCGATGCTGTGTTGCGCGCTATTTTCATGGAGGACGCCGAGCAGACCGAGAGCATAAGCCCGACAGAACAGGCGATGAGTGGGAATACCAGCGTTCATCACGCCGAGCGCCAGGACTTCGATTGGTCGGAAGATCCACTCAAAAAGCCGATGCAGGTTTTGGAGTGGTGGGACAGCCGGCAAGTCCGCGTCGTCCTGCAAAAGAAGGTTGTCATCCGCAACGGCCCCCACATGCTGGGAGAAAAACCGTTCTGGAGCGCGAACTACTGGGACATTGACAACGCCGGCTATGGGATGGGAGTTGGCCGCATGACCGGAGGGGATCAGAGAGTCGAGCAGGGATTAATCAACGCCCTGCTGGATATTTTGGCCTTTGCCTGCCAGCCGGAGTATGCCATCGCGCGCGGAGCCAACGTGCCCACCCAGGACCAACGGCGCCGGCTGGGTGGGATCAGGATGGTCGATGGCAACGACGCCAGCAAAGCCATCGCCCTCGTCTCGCAGCCGCAGGTACCCCCGGACGCATGGCGCGCTATCCAGTCCGTCGTCGCCAGCTCAGAAGGCACCACCGGCGCGGACCAGGCCACCGTACAAGGTTCGATTCCAGGCCGAGGCTCAAGCATCGTCAGATCCGGCACCGGCGCCGGCATCGTGGGCAACGCCTCTTCCACCAGGTTGCAGATGCCCGTCGAGAGGGTGATCGACGGAGTATTTCTGCCCTTCCTCAACTTCGTTTACCGGATGGTGAAAGAGCGTATGCCCATCTCTGAAATCCGCGACATTCTGGCCGAACGGACAGCGGATATTGTGGTGGACTTCCAGGACTTCATGAGCTCCAAGGTTAAGTTCGATACGCTCACCGGCACCCGTCTCGCCGCGAAGAACAAGATGGCCCAGGCGCTTCCCTTCCTGCTGGAAGTGTTCGGCAACCAGGCACTCATCCAGCAGCTCTCCGAGACCGGCTGGAAGGTCAACGCGATGGAACTGGTCAACATGGTTCTGGAGATGAGCGAGTGGAAGAACAATCGCGACCTGGTTGTCATGATGACGGACGAAGAAAAACAGTCCATGCAGCAGCAGAACCCCGCCGCAGCCAAGGCCCAGGCCGATGCTTCCCTACTCCACCAGAAGCAACAGGGGGATATGCAGCTTGAGGACAAGAAGATTGCGGGACGCATCGCGGCCAACACCATCAAGACTACCCACGGCGCAACCATTCAATCCCCGTTGGACCGCGCCGGCAGCTTTGCCGAGCGCACCGCCGATGAACGCGCGATGCAGGCCAGCCAGTTTTATGCGCCGGTAGGAGGCGGATGATGATGGACCCGGAGATTAGAACCGAGCGGAGCTTTGGCGTCACCTCCACGCTGAGACCGATTCAGCGCAGGAACCTCCTGGCCTTCCGCAACTCCGAGGTATACCCCGATGTGCTCGATGTGATCGAGATGGTGTGTATCGAGATGGAGACCGTCTTGATTAACACCGACGCAGCCAACGAATCCGAGGTACTGGCCAACCACAAAAAGGCGCAGGCCGCATGGCAAATTTTTGTTCACCTGCAACAGAAGATCGAAGACGAAACAAAAGCTTATCTCCAGTCTGTCGCTAAACAACCACCCATACCGGCCCTCACCTATCAGGAGCAAGTGATCGAGAACCTACTCGATCCGACGAGACCCCTGCCAGATGACGAGCTAGTGGGTGCCCAGGAGTGAAACGATGCAAAGAATATGGCTCAACGACAAGCAGCCCGACGAAAACGGCGATTACATCCTTGAGATTCAAAATTCGAGAGGAGCGCGTATCTCAACTTTCAAGGGCCAGACCCTTGATGAAGTGGCGGAGAAACTTGCGGATTCGCAGATTGCAGCCACGGAGGAACTAAACCGCCTGCGAAAGCCCGACACCGGAAAAAAGCCCCTCCAGGTCCGAACCCAGGAGATAACCCCCGCTGACCGTCTCCGCTACTCAGAGGAGATCCGCGACCCGGAAAGAGTGGTTGAAGTCATCGACGAGATTGTGACCCGTCGCACCGGCCTCTCCCCTAACCGCATCGGCGCCGAGTTCGCGCGCATGAGTAAGGCCGACCAGGACGCCTACTACGGGCGCGAGTCCGAGGCCTTCGTTACGGCCACCCCCGATTACTACCCCGTCCCACAAAATAGCGCACATCTCTTAGAAGAGTTGAAAGCGAATGGCTGGGATTTAACCCGCAACAATCTTGCACTGGCATTTGAAACCCTGATGGACCGAGATGCTTTGATCCTATGGCCGGATGACTCGCAGGAGCGGCCCCCCGAAGAACCAATACCAGCACCCTACCGAAAACCCGTTTACATCAACGGCCAAGAAACAGCGAGTGGACAGTCAACAGCTCCCGTAGCTCCCTCTCCGCGACCTCGCAGCGTATCCACCGGATTACGCGGTTCCGATGCTTCAGCAGATCGACCCGCGCCAGTCAGGAAAAAGCAATACACGCGCGCCGATGTAGAGAGAATGAGCCGAGCTGAGTACAACGAGAAACTTCGTTCAGACCCAGAGTTTAGGCGTCAGGTCGATGCAATGGTTTAAGCGCGTGACCTCAACCCTTCGAGGGGGAAGCCATGCGAAACGACAGTCGAGCCGCCAATGGCGGCAGGAAGTTTTTTCAGCTTGTTATTGTTCCGCTCATCGAGCTTGTGTGCGCGCTGGGCGCGAGCTGCTGGGCATATCTGGGCGCAGAGGGTAAGTCTCGCGCCTTCGTGTTGGGTGTTGGCGTCTCGCCGGCTTCCAACCTCACCAGCAACCTACCTCAAAGCGTCGTCACGTCGTTTGACAAGGTGTTTGTTTCCTCGCTAAAGGGAAACACGCCCTGGGTGAGAGCCACATCAAGACGGCAACTTGACGAAAACTCCGGCAACAAACTGGTACTTTTCATGTACCAGAATTTGCCGGCGCCACCGCTCACCCAGGCCCCGGAAGGAACGATCCAGACCGGCCTCACCGTGAACGTGTTGCAGAACACCTCCACGATTGGGAACTACGCCGACTACATGAACATCTCAACCTACGCGCTTCAGACCGCGATTGACCCCGCGCTCGAAGCCCTGGGCGAACAGATGGCCTACCGTCTGGCGCAGCTCATCAACATCATCATCCAGAACACCGCCGATGGTGCCAACACAATCGACCCGCTGGTCGGCCATCTCTCGAAGGTGGGATCGGCCACCATCCAGACCACCGACGTTACAACCGCCATCCAGAGTCTCGCCGGAGTCAACGCCCTTCCCTTCGAGGACGGACGTTTCTTTGGCATCCTCCACCCATTCACGGTGGGAGACCTGCTGGTGGACAAAAATAATAATTCCCTGGTCGATGTTTTAAAGCGGACGGCTGAGGGAAATGAACGACTGCGAGAGCTGCCGTCTCCAGATGGCGATGCCGTTGCAGTAATCGACTGGGGAGGAGCGACGTTCTTCCAATCCACCTTCGTCAAGCAAACCCCGAATTACAGCGGAACAGCCCAGACAGGCCTCCGCATGTATGTGGTGGGCAAGGATGGAGTCATTGGAATCAGCTTCGGGGCAAAGGAGAACACGCAGATTGGGGACGGAAATTATCGCAACCTTTCTGTGTGGGTACGCCGGCTGACCGAGCCCTCGGGCTATGATCCTTCGCGCATGATTGGAGGCTTCGCCAGCTACAACACCATGTACACCTCGACCCTTCCACCCGACACCACAATGCGTATGCGTTATATCGACGCAGTAAGCACAGTGAG